GTCGACGGCGTCGGCCAGGTGTTCAGCGGCCTGGGGATGATCTTCGAGCCGACCATTGGCGCGGTGAGCGCGATCTGGTCCGGCTTCGTGACCAGTCTCAAGTTCATGTTCGTCGATGTGCCGGTGGCCATTGGCCAGGCTCTGTGGGAGCTGCCCGGACTGGTGACGAACGTCTTTAATCACGTCGGCGAGTTCATCCGCGGCTTCCCTGCCAAGTTCATCGAGGTGGGCAAGGCGCTCATCGACACAATCATTCAAGGCGTGAAGGATCGGGCCGTCGCCCTGGTCGACACCGTGAAGGCCACGCTGGCCCAGGTGCGCGACATGCTGCCCTTTTCTGATGCGAAGAAGGGGCCGCTCTCACAGCTGACTGAAAACGGCGCAAACGTCCTGACGACGATGGCCGACGGGATGCACGAAAAGCAGGGCGTTCTGGCCGCAGAGTTCTCGCAGGCTGCGGCAGGTGGCACCACAACGGTGCAGGGCATGGTGCAGAAGCTGGCCGAACAGTTCCGCAGCGTCCCCAATCTGATGGGTGACGTCGGCGAGCTGATCATCGACACGGTGATCGAAGGTCTGAAGCGCAAGGCCCAAAACCTCTACAACACAGTAAAGGGCATTTTCAGCCAGGTCCGCCAGCTGCTGCCATTCAGCGACGCGAAAGAGGGGCCATTCAGCCAGCTGACAGCGTCTGGCATGTCGATCATCACCACCCTGATGGACGGCATCCGTGCGGCTGCTCCGATGCTCCCGCCTGCTCTCGCTGGTGGGTTTGCTGCAGCTGCTCCGGTACTAGATGCAGTGTTGCCACAACCTGCAGCAGCAGGCGCTGGTGCGATGCCGATGACCATCAACGCACCGGTGACCATCAACGTGGCGGCCACCGATGCAACAGCAGAAGACATCGCCAGCCAGGTCGAGCTGGTCTTCTCCAACATCCTTAACGACGCCGAGGCAGGCGTCCGGGCATTCCTGAACGACTGACCATGGCCGACATCATGATGACCCTCGGAGACTTTCAGTTCTCCATCGACACCGCGGCCTACCAGGGGCTAAAGCGCGAGACGTCCTGGCGCTGGAAGCAGCAGGAACGGATCGGCCGCGACCCTGCGAACCAATACATCGGCCCAGGCAATGATCGAGTGACGCTCGACGGCTCGATCTATCCGCATTTCCGCGGCGGCCTGGGTCAGCTGAATGCGATGCGCAGCATGGCCGACGAAGGCGAAGAGCTGCGGCTGGTCGATGGCCGCGGCTATGTCATCGGCACCTATGTGATCACCCGCATTAGCGAAAACCAGGCAACCTTCGCCGCTGAAGGCGTCCCCCTGAAGCAAGACTTCCAGATCGAGCTGGCCCTCTATGGCGAAGACGGGGCAGCCAGCTCTGGTGGTGGTGGCGGCAGCTCTGGCGGTGGCGGCAGCTCCGGCGGCGGCAATGGCTGGGTGTCACTGGCGAACACTGTGATCGGGCTCTTCACATGACGAACTACCTCACACAGCAGAACGACGAACTCGATGCGATCTGCTTCAAGTTCTACGGATACACGAACGGCAGCGTGGAGGCTGTGCTCGAGGTCAATCGCGACCTCGCCCGTGAGCTGCCATTGCTGCGCGAAGGGATCACGATCAAGCTGCCAGACCTGACGCCCCCCGCTTCGACCACAGTTCTGAAGATCTGGGGGTGATCCATGCAGCCACAGTTCCGCGTCAACTCAAACGGCAACGACATCACGCAGGCCATCGGTGATCGCCTGCTGGGCATCAGGGTGACCGATCAAGCTGGCCAGAAATCAGACACCTGCGAGCTGACGATCGACGACCGTGGCCAGCGCCTGGGCCTGCCTGAGATCGGCACACGGCTCGAAGTGTTCCTGGGATACGACAGCCTCACAAAAATGGGCACCTATGTCGTCGACGAAGTTTCGATGAGTCACCCGCCGGCGGTGGTGAAGGTACGCGCGAAGGCGATGTCGCTGGCGCCGGAATACAAAACCCCGAAGACGCGCAGCTGGGACAACCAGACCATCGGGCAGATCGTGACGACGATCGCTGGCGAGCATGGACTCATTCCCAGGGTCGCGGCGATCTACGCCGACCGGCTCATCGAGCACATTGACCAGACCGAAGAAAGCGACGCCCACTTCCTGACACGCCTCGCATCGATTTATGGGGCAGTGTCGAAGCCGATCGAAGGAAATCTGGTGTTCGTGCCTGAAGGCCAGGGCAGGGCTGCAAGTGGCCAGACACTTGGGAACATCACTATCGACGTGGGTGATTGCAAGAGCTACAGCGCAACGCTGAAGGATCGGGGCAACTTCACCAACGTGGCGACGAAGTACATCGACAAAGCAACAGGACAGGAACGCACCATCGTGGTGCCAGTGGAAGGTGCTCGCATCGGGTTCGGGCAGACCGGCGACACCTTCCGCGACCGAAAGCTCTACCCGAGCGAGGAAGAAGCAAGGGCAGCAGCAACAGCTCGAGGCACGCAGCTGGCAAAGGGTGAGATCCGGGTGAAGATCAACATGATTGGAACGCCGGGCATCTTCGCCGAGCATCCTGTGCGCCTCTCAGGATTTAACACAGGCATAAACGAGCAGCTGATCATCCACAGCGTCACTCACGACTTCAGTGCGCGCGGATTCACGACTTCACTCGATGCCGCAAACATGGGGGCACAGGCGTGAACTTCTTAGAATTAGGCCACGGGGCAGACTGATGGGCACAGAGAAATCAGACAATCTCTGGGCCGGTTTCGCCTCAGGTTTTGGGCAGGCCATCCCAGTCGCACTGCTGACTGGCATCGGTGCGCTGATCACCCTGACGATGAACGTCCAGGTGCAGCTGGCTGAGCTTCGGAAAGATCAGGCCCAGCTGATGTCGATCATCGAAAGGCGCACGCAGGAAGTGAACACAATCGAGCGAGATCTGCGCGACGTCGAGAAACGAGTCACAATTCTCGAAAATCGAGGGCGCTGACATGGGCGACCGGATCAAGCTCGAGCACTTCTTCCGGTACTACCAAGACCCACCGCTGCCACATCAGCAGGCCGCGGTCAGGATGCTCGAGGAGGCCATGCCGGCAGAGCTGCTGCAGCGCACGGCCCCCTGGGTGCAGACCTACAGAGCAGCAGGCAAGCAACCAGAGAAGCAGCCGATCAGCAACCCGCTGCGCGTGCGGTACTTCTCACAGCTGGACAGCAAGACCCGCCACGCTTCGCGGATGTGTTTCAGCAGCGCCTGCGCAATGCTGCTCGAAACCATTAAGCCAGGAACGCTCGCAGGTCCGAACGGTGACGACACCTACCTGGGCCGCGTCCTGAAGTACGGCGACACGACGACACCAAGGGCGCAGATCAAAGCCCTCGAGTCGTTCGGCGTGCGTGCCGAGTTCTGCATGGATGGCAGCTTCGCCCAGGTGCGCGAGCTGCTGGACAAAGGCATTCCCGTCCCGATGGGGATCCTTCACCAGGGCCTTGTCGAGATGCCCACCGGTGGAGGTCACTGGATCACCGCGATCGGCTACGACTCCGAGTCGTTGATCGTTCACGATCCTTTCGGAGATCTCGACATAATCCGTGGGCGCGACATCAACAACTGGGGCGGCCGCCTGAGGTACAGCTACAAGAACACCGGCCCCCGCTGGATGGTGGAGGGCGAAGGTTCTGGCTGGTACATCAGGGCTAACCTTTAGGAGACAACACCATGGAACTGCTACCCGTGGAAGACTTTCTTAGCTCCCCGATCCTCTGGATCATCATCGCCGCGGCCTCTGAGATCGTGGCACTCACCCCGCTGAAATCGAACAGCATCGTGCAGCTGCTGCTGCAGGCGCTTTACGCGATCAAGCCCTCAAAAAAGAACTGATCCCACCCGACGCGAAATGGCTCTGGCGATTCTCTACGCGCTCAGTCTTAGAAGATGTCGCCCGAGCCATTCGTCGGGAAAAGTTCTTGAGAACTATTGGAGGAGAAATCGATGCCGAAGTGGCTCGCATCTCTAATCAACTGGACGGCGAAGAACCACGGCGTGGTCGATTCATCGAGCACCCCGTCGACCCCGCCAACATCGGAACCGAAGCCGGAAAGCTCGGCGGCCCCCTCCAGTGGAGCAGCCGACACTCGTCCGCAGCTGAACCAAGCAGCCCTGAGGCGTCAGATCCGCCTGCATGAAGGCGAGCGCCTGAAGGTCTACAAATGCACCGCGGGGAAGCTGACCATCGGCGTCGGCCGAAACCTCGAGGATCGCGGCATCTCGGTCGAAGAGTCGAACATGCTGCTCGACAACGACCTGGCCGCGTTCCAGGTTGAGCTGCTGCGGAAGCTGCCCTGGGTCTCAGACCTGGACGACGTGCGCCAGCGGGTGCTGATCGACATGGCGTTCAACCTGGGCATCAGCGGCCTGCTCACGTTCAAAAACACGCTGGCAGCCATCAAGCGCGGCGACTACGAAAAGGCGGCCCCGATGATGCTCGACAGCAAGTGGGCCACCCAGGTCGGCAAGCGCGCCGAGCGCCTGAGCACGATGATGCTCACCGGCAAGGATCCGCGCGAACTTTGGCCGAAGCCATGAAGGGGCGCTTCATCGTTAAACGTGGCGGCCATTATGTGCTGCATACCGACTACGACGAGATCGGGCTGCCCTTCGACGAGCTGATCGCGTTCGAGCCGGAGTGGCCAGAACCACCGCACACTGACGAAGAGCATCGCGAGATGGCGAGTTACCACTCAAAGATGCGCGACTTGATCAGGAGGAACCGTAATGCCCGCAGCAACTAGGCAAGGCGACCCCGACATTCCGCACTGCTCTCCAATGGTGCGCGCTGTGGGCAGCCACGACGTCAACGTGAACGGCCGAGCATTTAGCCGCCAGGGTGACATCAACACACCGCACCTGAGGCCAGGCAATCCGTGCCCAGGCCATGCCAGGCCGATTGCTATGGGCTCGCCCACGGTAAAGGTCAACGGCCGCGGCGCTGGGCGGCAGGGTGACTACATCGCAGGCTGCACCGCTGTCGCCGTCGGTTCTCACGACGTGCTCTGCGGATGAGCTACGACCGGATCAATCCGCACCACTACAAAGGCGACCGCCGCTTCGAGACCATCGAAGTGATCGAAGACTGGCGGCTCGGCTACAACCTGGGCAACTGCGTGAAGTACGTCTCGCGCTGCAACCGGAAGCCGAACGAAGACCCCGTCGAGTGCCTGAAGAAGGCGGTCTGGTATCTCGAGCGCGAGATCCAGCGGATTGAATCCGAACGGCTACAGGAGCCCGACGAGCCCCCCGAATAGAATGGATTCACGTTCGCCCACCGGGTGCATGTAACGGCCGCAGGGAACGGGGCGGTCGCATGGGGTCACAGCCATGAACATCCTCAACATCGTCCGCGAGCAAATCCAGAAGCGCCATCGCGTACAGCAGGCCCAGCTGGTTGCTGTCAAAGCTCAACGCACTGCGGTCTACCGCGGCGTGCCTTACGAGATCAAGTGATGGAAGAGCACGAAGTGATGGCGATCGAGATGCGTCTCACACTGCCAGCGCTTCGGATCCTTCTGGACTCAGTCGAAACCACTCTGAAAAATTGGCCCGGCGGTAACGCCGAAGATCAGCTGGCCATCATGGCCATGCGCAACCTGCTGCAGGCAGCCGTGCTCGAGCTGCTCTACGACAGCGAGTGACCAATGGCGCGGGCGGCCTTCATGGCCTCCCGCTTCACCAAATGCGCGTATCGAGCCGTCGACTGCGGCGACTTGTGACCGAGCAGCGCGCCGACCACTTCCAAGCTGAAGCCCTCGCTGATGCCGTAGCTGGCGAAGGTGTGCCGAAGATCATGCAGGCGGAAGTCGGTGATCTCTGCCGCCTCGAGCAGGGCGAGCCACATCTTCCGGTAGCCGTTCAGCGGCCGGTTTTCTAGTGCGCCGGCGATGACCCACTGGTCGCTGATCCGGTGCTCATGCAGTTTTCGCATAATCTCCAGAGCGTCATCGCTGAGCACGATCTCCTTCGGCTCGAGGTCTTCGCCGGTCTTGTGCGACTCCGGCGGCACAACCAGCAGGCCCTGGTTCCAGCTAACCCAGGCCCACTCGGCTTCCATGATCTCGCGCAGGCGCGCGCCCGTGAGCATCAGCAGCCGGATCATCTGGGCAAATCGCCATCTGACCGACTCCGGCTGGTGCTGCTGCTCGAGGTCTACCAGGGCCGCATGTAGGCGCCGCAGCTCGGGTTCGTCGAGATAGCGCCGGCGCTTCTTCTCTGGGTGGGCCTTGATGCCATGGCAGGGATTAGATCCAGCAGGACGCCAGCCCCAATCCTCGGCCAGGTCCATCGCTTTAGATAGAACTTCCAAAGCTCGGTTGGCTGTAACGGGCCGGGGGTGTCGGGAATGGAAAAGTCGAACCTGGTCACGGGAGAGATCAGAGACACGGGTCGAGCCCAACTCTGGGAGTAAATGCCTACGCCAGAGGATCTCGTCATTAAACCCGGACCGTTTCTGGCTGGCGTGTTCCTCGAGGTACTTCACACCCAGCTCGCGCAGATCTGGGGCGGTGCGTCCATCCTTGCGTTCCTGCTCGGGGTCGCGGCCCTGGTCGACGGCGGACAGGATCTCGCGCGCGATCGACTTCGCGGTCTGCAGGTCGACGCTGGTGGCCCGGCCCACCTTCGTCATGCGCTGAACGCCGGCCTTCGTGTAATACCTCAGCCAGTAGGTCTTCACACCACTGGGCAGGATCATCAGGCCGAAGCCAGGAATCACCCCATCCCAAAGCCAGTATTTTTTCGACTTCGGTTGCGCTTTATCGACTGCCGTCTTCGTCAGTGCCATTCCCCTGCTGTTCCCCTAATTAGCGAGTAATCCTGGGGATCTGCATGAACGCTCAAGGACGCGAAGTCAAGCGAAAACAGTGCCTTAAGTATCTCGAAGGAAGGCAGAGTAACGCGGAGCATCAGTCTCATAACCTGAAGGTCGCAGGTTCAAATCCTGCTCCCGCAACCAAAAAAAAGCCCGCCAGATCAATGACCTAGCGAGGCTCTGCCCTCTCTCTTCCAGTCATGTTTTAGGCGTCGTTCCCCTGCTGTTCCCCTATCACCGGAATCTCTAAAGGATCAGGATGCCCGGCCAGGATTCGGCAGGCGCGGCGATAGAAAGCGCAGTCGGTCTTCCCTACAGCTTCTAGGTGGGCCTTGATCTTTGCCCAGTTTTGGATCACCTCAGGGTCCATGTTGTCAAGCGGCGCGCTTGACCCAGAACCTAGCCTGGTGGTGGACAATCGCCAGCCATCTTCATGACTGAATCAGACGATGGTCTCTGGCTCACTCTCGAGCTGCCTCTCGAGATCGAGCTGCAGATGGAACAGCAGTGCAGAGCTGTTCGCGAGTGCGACGACATGCCGAAGCTGCGCGAGATCGTTGAGGCGTTGATCCGGCAGAACGTGACGCAGCAGCTGGCCCTGGGCCAGGCCGTCACCCGCGTGGCTGAACTCGAGGCCGAGCATGGTTGAGTTCTGCTGCGTGCAGGACGGCAGGCGCTGGTGCGAGCAGTGGTGCCTCTCGCGCTACCGAGCGCGGGTGCATGAGCTGCTCGACCAGGGCGTCTCGATCTATTGGATGGTGCGGCACTACTGAGCCCGCTTCTGATGCTCCCACCACAGGTCGCGGGAGGTCTCTGCACCTTCCCGCATGTACTCCTGCCAGAGGCCCGTGTAAGTCGAGCAGGTGCGTCCGCTGTCGCGGTAAAGCTGCTCCATGAAGGCCGCGCGCTTGCGATCTTCGTCGACGTTGTTCATCAAACTTCGTGGCTTGGTTCTATCGCGCAGTCCACGACACCGGACTGGCCCAGGGACTCTAGGCGCGCTTTAGCGTCTTCCATGGACGTCGCCTCGATTGAGGCGGAATGAACATGGCCCTGGTGCATGTAGTGGCACAGGAACGTCTTCACCTGGGGAGCTGCATCAGCCCCCTCGCTACGGCAAGGGCATCCGCCTCCGTCGATTGAGCAGGCCCCCATAGGACAACTCCGTCTCTGTAGCTCCACGGTAGGAAGACCGTCTCGAGCTGCCGCGGTTGCGTGGTGACGCCATAACAGGGCCACGTTTGCGCGGCATAGCGGCCCTGTTCGCTATAGCTCACCCCTTGGATGCCGTCGCGCCCTTGTCGTTGTTGTATCGGCCCACCTTCCAGTAAGGGTTCAGCGGGATCTCGTCCATCGTGTGGAAGACCAGCTGGCCGATCTTCATT